TACGGACCATTCTACAATTTGTCCTGTACCTTTCATTAAATTTCTCAATTGAAAAGACATTAAAATCGCGAATGAAGAAAACAGATTAACACCCTCCGTGAATGCCGAGAATATGGCCAGTGACTGCGCTCTTTCATTTAGAGTATCCATGGGGGTTGCTTGTAGACGTTCAATCTTATTTACAGCTGCTTCGTCTTCTAAGAATGCTTTAAAATCTTCTAAATCTAAGGCTTCATTTAATCTAGCATAGGCATGAGCGTGAATTGCTTCAAATGAACCAAACGTAGAAGTCATAGCTACAATTTCAGGTTTTGGGAACCATTGTGATACTTTAGAAGACCAATAATCATTTACATGCACTTCAGTTTGTGCAAAGGATTTTAGGATATTTCCTATTAAGTTTTTTTCGGATTCAGAAAGTTTTTGTTTCCAATAATTTAAATCTGATGCTAAAGGCACTTCATCTGCTAACCAATGTGAGCGTTGTTGATCTAAGTAAAAATCGAATGCCTCTTGATATTCGAATGGTTTGTAAAAATCTCTTCTTTCTATTAATGACATATTTTTGTTTTTTTAATTTTGGGTCTATAAATATTATTGATTACTATCTAAGCTGAAGTTTTGGAATAGATTTTTGAGGTTATTTTTTTCAATATTTGATATACCCCCAAATGTGTTTGTTTGTGAAGATTGTTGTGATTTATAATCTTCAGTATCATCATATTCCCCTAATACTTCAACATGACCACAAGAAGTATCAATATTAACATTGTAGGTCATACCATCAGGACCATAACGATTCTTTTGTATATGCCACCTTCCTGTACCGTTTACTTTGTCAGTTTTCAAACGAGATTGTGACATTCCAAAATCTACAATGGCTTGTTTTTCATATGAACCTGCTGATTTATCACCTTCTACTACTTCGTCTTTAGCACCTGCTCTGTTTACTTGTGAAACAGACCAAATTGGAAGGTTTAATTCTTTTGCCAAACCTTTGGTTCCATAATGTAAATCATCAATTTCTTCTTTTCTATCTTTACGTCTTGAAGGTGGTTTTAATAAATCTACATAATCAATTAAGATTAAATCTGCTTTAAAACCTAAATCTGCTGTCTTTTGATAGTGAGATTTGATTGTAGTTAATGAAGCTCCTTTAGCTGGGTATTCTTTAATGATAATATTGTGTTCAAATTCACCAATCATTTCTTTAAGTTTATCTTGGTAATTGTGTATATCACTTACAGAGATCCCTGTATAATAGGCATCGTATCTTTTACCAACATAATCTTCACCTAATTCTAGAGTGTAATGTATTACTTTATAACCTAATTTACCAGCAAATGCTCCTAATGCAACTAAATCCCAAGATTTACCACCACCAGGTCCACCATAAATTAAACCGTAATCCCCACCACCTAATCCACCTTGAAGTAAAGTATTTAATACATCCCAAGGAGTAGGTACTACTTTTCTACTTGATTCTCTATAACGTGATTCTAAATCTTTTACGTATTCGTGACCTAAATTCTTATCTAAACCTGCTTTTAAGGCATTATCAATTAAGATTCTAATGTCATCGTAGTGACCACTTTTTAGTAAATCTACTGAATCAATTAAGGCATTTTTTAGTAATTGGTTTTTACAAAAATTAGCAAATTCTTCCTCAACATATTCTTGATCGTCATATTGAGTTGTATAGATAAGTTTTAATTGCTCTTTTACTGCAGTTTGTAATACATCATTATCGATTTTTTTAACTTCGATTTTTAAAGTATCAAGTGTTGAACAAGTATGAAATTTATCAAAATATTTTAATGCTTCATTTAAAATCCACTTTGTTCCAGGATGTTCAAAGTGTGCTTCATCAACCATGTCTCTTACATTAAGTAAGAAGGCTTTATTTTTTAACAAGGAACTTATAACCTTAACTTGAAATGTAGGACCGTAATCCTTTAAACTAGCAAATGCAACCATTTATATAACTTTTATTTTTTGTGTTTATATTGAGTAAGATACGAAAAATTATTCGCTAACCAAAATTCTACATTGGGAGATATTTGTCTTTCTAGTAAATCACTTTTATGTAATTGTAGAAATCTTGGATTGTTTAGAGTGAATGGTTCAGATTTAACAAGTTCATCTAATACAACTTGATCGTATTCTGGGATGTTTAATTCTTCTAATGTCATTAATCTGAAGTTGATTTCTAGTTGTTTCCTAAAATTATAGATATCACCATATAGACCATGTTCTTCATGTTTATCGTAACTCTTTTGTACAATTTCTTTTAATGATACTTGAGGTTCACCATAAATTTCAGGGTACAATTTTTGTAATTTTTTATCACCTAACCCCTTAATACCAGGAACATTATCGGATTTGTCACCCATTAATACTTTGTAATTGATATAATTTTGAGGCCAAAGACCCATCTCGTCATATACTTCTTTTGGACCATAGAATTTCTTCTTAATAGGTGAGTATACTTGAATTTTATCATTACATAATTGAAGGAAATCCTGATCAGCTGATACAATAACTGTACTATCAAATTTAGGAGCTAAGTAACCAATCATATCATCTGCTTCTAGTTTATCTAGAGTCATAACTGATATAGGTAGTTGTTTTAGGTAATCAATTAATCTTGTCATTTGTTGAGACATTGAAGCTGATTCATCAGCTAAATCATCAAATGAGTTCCAATTGGTAATACGTTTTAGTTTCCTATTCCCTTTATATTCAGGATACAGATTTTTCCTATTAGTAGTGTTACCTTGCCCATCAAAAATACAAATTACTCTTGTGGGTTGTACTAAATTTACTGTATAGGCTAGTGATCTTAAGAATCCTATCATACCCCCAATGTGAGTACCTTGAGTGTTTGTACTACCAATGACAGCAAATGAACGAAGGAACATATTCATACTATCCACTAGTAAAACCCTACTATTTAAATGTAGGGTCTCATTTTGTGAATCTTCTTTAACATTGTCTAAAAGATCTTTATAACTCATTTTATATTTCTGATAAATCTACTCCTACAAAATCAGTGTTTTCTTCTTCAATGATATCAAAATCATCGCTTCCTAAAATAATTGACCAATCTTTAGAGTGTTCTTTTTTATATTTGTTAATCTCATTAGGTGAATTTTTAATAAACCCGTGAGCTGTACTTACAATAGTACCTTTGGCTGTTACACCTGTAACATGATTTTTATCACAAGATACTTTTGTTTTCAGAGCAAATTCAATTTCTTTACCATTTTTGGTTGCTTTTACTTTTTGAGTACCAGGACTAGTTACGTTACCAAAAGTAATGATAAATGAGGCATCGAAAAACATACTATCACCGCCTTTATTCCGTAATTTTGGCTGAGCCATTGGCATAAGTGCTGGTTCTACCCATACTTTATTTACACAAAGCATTGTGTTAGTATAAGATTGGGATTCTTTACGAGACATTATTACTCTCTGATTGATGAAATTAGCAAATTGTTGAGACATTGCTCCAGCATTCCACATTGGTGAGTTAGAATTTTTTTCTATACTCATTCTACATGGGATAGACCCAATTGAATCCCATAAGAATAATAAGTCATAAGGTAAGTTACCTTTTTTCTGTTCATCTAATAAATCTGCCATAAATGCTGCTACATCTTCAATACATTGTAAAGATTCTCTATCAGCATAAATAAAGAAACCTTTATAATCTTTATTACCATTTTCATCAATAGTTTCACCTAAATCAAACCCCATTGCTGACCAGTGTTCCCAGCTGTGTTTCATCTCAGTAATGATAATGATTGGTAATACACCTGTTTTTTGAGCTTCAATAGCGGCTTCAATCAATAGTGTAGTTTTACCAGTATTACTATGTCCTCTTACTAATGTAATATGTCCTTTAGGAATACCAGGCATCTCTAACATTTCTTTTACAGGCTCAGAAAAATTAATCCAAGCTTGGGGTTTAAAGTTAGATGAACTTTGTCCTAAATTCTTACCGGCCTTAAACTTATCTAAGGAGAATGTTCCAGTAATCGCCTTTCCGACTTTGCCGGAAAGGCTATCTGTTTTTGGTTTAGCCATGAATGGTTATTAAGATTTAAATAAATCGTCGAATTCGTCGTCAGCGATTGTTTCTTTAGGTTTTAAAGCAAATGCTTTGTTTGGAGTAGGGGCTACAGCAGTTGGGGTTTGTGTTTTAGGTATTGCTAAAAATTCATCTCCAGCACTTTGTGATGCAACCGTTTCTTCTTCAGGATTTAAAAACTCAACTAAGAATTGTTTAATCTCGTCAAAAGTATATCTTTTAGAGAATGAAGTAGGATCGGGTTGGTTTTCTAACCATTTTTCTACTTCAGTGTTGTTTGAACTTAACTGAGTAGTTTTCATTGCTGGTAAAATAGTAGATTTGTTGTAAGCAGTACCTGTAGTATCTGGTCCTACTGTTTCAACTTTCATGTCTCTACCTTCCAGGATGTCTGTAAAGTCTCCTACATCCTCGTCTGCAGCTAATGATAATAGAGCTTGGTAGATTTCTTTTCCAAATTCCCAAAGACGTACACCTTTATCTTCCTCACCTCTAACAATAACAGGTGCGAAAACTCTCATTTTAGGCTCTAATTTCTTAGCCATTTTCCAGTTTTCAGGTTCTTTGGTTTTACGTAATTCTTTAGAGAATTCGATAATTGGGTCTTTCTCACCGAAGTTTGTTGGTGAAATAATTGT